CTGTTGATAGGCATCTTCCAAACCCCGAGCAACTATGCCGCTAAGGCAAAGTCCTCATGAAACACATTATCGTTTGCGTTTATACGTTTTGTTCGCGTTAACCGAGCTTACATCCGGGCAACTCCACTCTCCTAATAACTACCTGTCGATCCTTTTTCAACCCCATCATAAGCACACTCATATAATCACACCAAAGTCTGTATTTTTACTTTTGGAATGTGTTTATGGTGGAGTTGCTGGGTACTGCCCCCAGGTCCAGATTAGCGTTTGAATCACTTCATCGTTACGACATTATTTATAACATAATGTAGAAAAAATGTCAAGAAAGTGATTGAAAAAGTGTTACGAAATGTAACAATTTATAAGTTATAATCAGTCTGTGTACCCGTTCTGTGGATATCTAATGTGTTACAATGCCAGCCGCCATCCCAAAAGAAACGATGTCTTAATGGAACAAAAATTGGCGTGATGCCTCGTTGTTCTAATTGATCTTTTAAATTTTTATCGTTACTATTAATGACAACGTGCTTTTCGTCTAATACTAAAACGTTAACATCAAAAATAGTTTCGTCAACTTGTCCGTGCCAATTGTCTAACCATTGATTAATAAAACTTTCTAGTTGTGGATTCTCTTCAACTTCCGGTGTCCAGTAACAACCTTGATTATTATGTCTTAAATTAATTGCTGATTTAACTTCCTTGCCCCAACTTGGTTGATCAAACCAAATAATATCCCAACCTTTAAAAATGTCAGCATAAGGTTTGAACCAAGGAGTAGCAATTACTAATCCAGGACGAACTACACTAAACACACTATCATTATGTCCGCCTATAAAAATTTTATGGAAGTCAAAGTTTTTGTAGTTAGGTTCTAAAAATTCTTCTACTACTTCTGGTGTTTGCCACACATCTACTAAAACTTTATTTCCTAGTCTTGTTAAGTTTGGAGCACACCAACCATTAAGTGGTGTAGAGTCTTGTAACTTTTCTAACTCGTCCATGTCCTCAACATCAATAGACAAATGATGTCTCTCTGCCCAACTTTTAACGTTTTTAATACTACGTCTAAAGTTAATATTCTTTTCATATATGCTATTATCAACTACAGCATCACCAAACATTTCTTTATACTTTATAGCAGATAGGTTAGTACTGTATACATGGGCCTGTGTAATTAATATCTTATCTCCCATTACAAGAGCATCATCTCTTATTGCTAATGGCGGTTGTGGTATTCCTGTACTAGAATCACGTGATAAACGTATATTACGGTGGTTTACACCAAAGTTACTTGCTTCTGGAAAGTCTTTTATAGGACTACTAACACCTATTTCACCTGTTTGCCAGTCGGTGTAGTCTAGTATACTATCTTGGTATCCTAATTCTTTTGGAGTAAGTTGTATTACATCAATGCCGTGGCTTAATAATGTTTGCTTAAAGTATTCAATATCTTCTCTTGTTTCTCGAAGTATTTTTGCTAAGCCGTTTTTAATAGTTGTATTTTTAATACCGTCTAAGAAACTATCCTCAAAGACTGACCCTACCATTACAGTTCGTAGTGGTTGAAATTCATCCCAAGAATTGACAGTTAACTTTGTCAAAGTTTAGTTTGCTTTTGTTTTTAGTTTTTCAGGGTTACTAGTAGTAGCCATAACTAAGCCACTAGTTGTTTGTAGATAACTATCTGTAACATTCTTGTTTGGAACACTAGCAGAAATAATCGCTGACTTGTTATAAGAAATTTCAGCATTTTGATCTACTGTTACCATAGCAGGAACCATTACAACACCCTTAGGTCCATTAACTAGTGCTAACGGTTTTGATACTGTGTATGTAGTATCTGATTCTGCTTTTAGTTTTGCTACGATTTCTTCGCCTGTAGTAATTCTAAAACAGATAATATCGTTTTCTTTATATGAACTTGTTGTTACTAACATTCTTCTTCTCCTTGAATTGCTTCTACTCTTTCATTGATTTGCTCTGTTGATAATCTAACTAGTTCGTTGGCACCACCGGCAACTAATAATTTTTTACCTACAAAAATTTGAGGTACTGATCTGAGACCTTGCTCTACTAAAAAGTTTCTGCCGTCTCTATCTTCTTCTATATTGATTGTTTCGTATGCTATTCCTTTCATGTCTAAAAAGTTTTTTGCTTTGACACAATAAGGGCAAACATTCTTTGTATATATTGTTAACATAATTTCCCTTTAAAGTTTGAAGCCACTGAATGTTTCTTCAGTAACATCTTGTTTTGTTCCTCCAATAATGTAAGAACTTATTTCTGTTTCTTGTGGTGCTACTTGTACGTCACTTCCTGCTATCCATTTCTCTGTCCACGGTAGAGGATTTGCCGCCGGTACTTTAATTGGACTAGGTAAATTAACTGCTAGTAATCTTCTATGAGCAATCCAATCTACATACTGATTTAATAGTTCAGCATTTAATCCAATCATTGATCCATCTCTAAACAAATAGTTGGCCCAATCTTTTTCTTGCTGTACAGCATCCATGAACATATCAATACATTCTTGTTCTGTTTCTTTTGCGATCTTTTTAAAGTCAGGATCGTCATTTGGCAATAACTTCAATAATGTTTGTGTACTTGCTAGGTGAACATTTTCATCTCTAGCAATAAACTTAATAATTTTAGCATTACCTTCCATTTTCTTTAGTTCAGCAAATGCCCAACTACAAGCAAATGAAACATAGAAGCGAACACCTTCAAGTATATTTACACTCATTAAGCACTTCCAGAGTAACGTCTTGAGTTCGTACAATCCAACTTTTACTTTCTTTCCATTAATAGTATGTGTGCCTTCGCCAAATAATTCATACAATTTTGACTTATAAATCAATTCATCATATGCTTCAGTAATACTATCAGCACAATCTACAATTTCCTTAATGTCTAACATTTCATCAAAAATAAGACTAGGGTTACTATAGATATTACGAATAATATGTGTATAACTTCTGCTGTGAATTGTTTCACTAAACGTCCAAGTTATGATCCAATTTTCTAACTCAGGTAAACTGACGATAGGTCCAAATGCTTCTGCTGGTGCTCTACCTTGAACACTATCCAAAAGAATTTGACGTTTTAAGTTTGAGGTGAAAATATGTTGTTCCCACTCACTTAAATCTTTAAAGTCTTTGGAATCTTTAATAACATCAACTTCTTCTGGGCGCCAGAAAAAACCTAATTGCTTATCTGTTAACTTGTCAAATTGTCTATATTTTAATGTATCGTAACGTTGTATTGCTACGCCACCTGCTGGATCTAAGAATGCTAAACTCTTTGTATGATCCTTTTTACCGTCGGTTTGAAAAACTGTCTTCACTCTATTATTTCCTTGATTGTGTTGTTTCTAGTTGTGAATGTGTACTTAGTTAAATAGCACAAGATTCACAATATTCGTCATAGTCGGCGTCATTGCTAAACTCATTTCTCCCTAGCATTGTAACTTCTTCAGCCTCATTAACCATGTCTTTGATTTCAATTTCGCCGGCGCCGTCATAAGTGTTAAAGTAGTATAATTGCTTTCCGCCGTACTTGTAAAAAGTTAATAAATGTCCAAGCATAGTACTCATTGGAATTTTTTCATCTTCATGATGTACTGGATTATAACTTGTATTAACACTAATACCTTGGTCAATATACTTTTGTAATATTGCCATAATCTTAATATAACCCTCAGGAGACTTTTGATCCCAAAGTAATTCATACTTGTTTTTTAATTGGTGTATACCTGGTACTACTTGTTTTAATACACCGTGCTTACTTTGTTTAACACTAACAAGACTACGAGGAGGTTCAATGCCATTAGTACTGTTACTAATTTGTGCTGATGTTTCAGCAGGCATAAGTGCCATTAGTGTTGAGTTTTTAATACCAGTTTCTTTAAGTTGCTTTCTTAAACTTGTCCATGCCATACGTTCTTTGTGTGGAACTAATTCATCAACATCTTTTTTATATGTGTCAATAGGTAGCAATCCTTCGCCGTATTTTGTTTCGTTAGTACCCGGACAAGCACCTTGCTCTACAGCCAAATCGGCACTTGCTTTAATTAAGTAATAACTCCACGCCTCTGCCCATCTATCTATCATTTCTAGATTAGGCTCGCTGTATGTCATATTATTTTTGGCCATCCAATAAGCAAGATTAATAATACCAACACCTAATGGGCGTCTTTTCATTGTACTATTTTCTGCCGCTTTAACAGGATAATTTTGATAATCTAATAAAGCATCTAATCCTCTTACTGCTAATTCACAAGGCATTTGAAAATCTCTAGGATCTTTTATATTACCCCAATTAATTGCGGAAAGAGTACATAAAGCAATTTCACCTTCGTTATCATTTAAATCATTTAAAGGTTTAGTTGGTAAGTCGATTTCACAACATAAATTACTTTGTTTAATAGGTGCTACTTCTTGTTTAAATGCTCCATGCTCGTTAGCATTGTCGACATTCATTAAATAAATTCTGCCTGTGTTTTTACGTTCTTCCATAAAATCAGCAAACAATTTAGAAGCGGGAATAGATTTTTTACGAATTTTAGTAGACCTTTCTGCTCGTTCATACAGTTCTTTGAACTTGTCTTGATCGGCAAAAAATGATTCATAAAGCCCCGGAACATCGTGTGGGCTGAACAACGTAATGTTACCACCTTGGATTAATCTTTCGTACATAAGTTTATTAAACTGTACACCATAATCCATGTGTCTAACACGGTTGTCTTCTGTTCCTTTATTGTTCTTTAATACTAATAAATCTTCAATCTCGTAATGCCAAACAGGATAGTAAAGTG